CGGTTCGTGCTAAGAGACCTCTGGTTCCTGTCGCTGCTTGAGCAAAATATGCTGCAACACCGCTTTTGATTCCAGACTTTTCATTATTAGCAGCACTTAAAATTTCTTTTGCTTGAGCACTAAACCCTTCACCACCGTCTTTTATAGTATTTAATGCAAGTCCTGCCATCGCTACTTGCATGGCATCCATTTTTTCTCCGCCCCATCCAACACTATTTTGATCCTTAACATCATTTACTGGAAGAATAACTGATCCAACAGGAGATCTGGTTCCATCCTCTCTTCCTCTAGTAAATCCTAAACCCTGAATTTTTCTAGGAGAAAATTTTAGGACATCAATTTTCAGGGTATCTTGAGTTCTTGCTTCAAGTGTCAGTGGATATCTTAAAGTTAAATCATAACTTTGTCTTGTTTGTGCATTATCACCAACACTAAAATCTGATTGTACTCCTGGTGCTGGTGTAGAAGTATCCCCTCCAGTTTGATTTGGATTTTCTCTATTACCCGATCCAGTTATTGAATCTGCAACATCTCTTTCTTGAGGAGTTTGTGCTAGTGCTCTAATTCCTTGATCGGTTTTTAATTGAGATTTGATAAGACGATTAACTTTTCCTCCCGTAATATCATTTGCTAGGGTAGGATTTGAGTTTTTAATATCATCACTTACTTCCAGATATGTTCTTGTAAAACCATCTCCTCCAAGTTGAGCTTCCCCAGAACCTGTACGTGCGCTGTTTGTATAAGTATATCCTGTGGCAATTGTTTTTGGATTTGTTCCTTTTGCATCATCATATTGAATTATTTCCAATGAATAACTCGGGGTTCCGTCAAAAGCAGGTGCTTTAGTTACTTTGGTTGATATGAATACTTGTTTACTAACGCCACCCCATCCTAAGAATCCACCCTCTTTTACCTGAGCACCGATAGAACCAATTTTGCTAGTTGCGCTAGACATTATGCATAGATCTTTTATTTATTTAGTATCATTTTTCCATATGGAATAGAAAGTAAATCATCTAGTTCTGTTGGATGAACAATGTAAACTTGACCAGCAAGTTCTGCCCAAGTATATTGGCGAGACTCTTGATGATGAAAATTCAATCCACGAAATCCCCAGTTGAATACATCAGTGACAGCAACTAGGGGATGTTGATCGTATTGAATACCAGGAGTCTTTGCATTATAAACGAATGTGCATAACATACCAACATCAGGAATTGGAGTCACTGTATCTTTTAGGACATCCATGATTTCCATCATCATATCCTCTTGGTCATTCGTCCCATTATTAATATTGTTTCCTTCTAGACGACTCATTTAAGACCTAACTCCTCTTCGGTGATGATTTTGAATTCTATTCGATGATCCTTACAAAATTCAACTGCGGCTTTCCACTTTGCTTGGTTGACTGCATACATGTTACACTCATAGATATATGATTTAGTTTGTCGTTTTGGTTTTTTAGGTGGGGCAGTTTGTTTTTTGGGTTTTACTTCAACCACATAGGTTTTAGTTTTCCCGTTTGACTCTTTAACTTTAATTAAATAGTCTGGAAAATATCGATGAACACGATTGTCAACAGGGGAAACATATGGTATACTAAACTCTTCGGAAGCCCATGAAACAATATTTTCATTTAGGTCACACCATCTACAAAAGCGTCTTTCCCAACTACTTCTACAAATAATATTGTTGGGATCTCCTTTATACTTCTCTGGATAAGACGGTTTGTATTTACTCTTAATACTTTCTGCCATTAACTTGACTACATAATATATAAGTCAAAAATTATTTATAAATGGCTTCCGTCTCTGTAGCGCCAAGCTCACAAAAAATATCACAAATAAAAAGCAAGTTATTAAATCCTGCTTTAACATCTCACTTTATGATTTATCTTGGTCTCCCCAGAGATCAGCAAGGTTTTAGACAGTACATGGCAGAAAATGCTCTTGTTCTAGATCAAGATAGATTGCAACTATCATGTTGTGATGCATCTCTCCCTGGTTCTTCTCTTGCAACCACAGAGTTAAAGAATGATTTTACTGGATCAACTGAAAGACACGCATATCGTCGCATCTATCAAGATCGAATTGATCTTACTTTCTATTGTGATGCAGAACAATATATGCCAATCAGATTCTTTGAATCTTGGATGAAATTTATCATGAACGAAAGTGGATCTAGGGGAGTAGCTAAGGAAAATTATTCTTATCGAGTTAAATATCCTAATCAATATAAGGGATGCGGGTTAGAGGTTACTAAGTTTGAAAAAAATATCAATCAGAAAAGTTCAGTAGTTCCTCTTACATACAAATTCGTTAATGTGTTCCCTGTAGCGATTACATCGATGCCAGTTTCTTATGATGCATCGTCTCTTTTAAAATGTACAGTGTCTATGAATTATACGAGGTACTTTATCGGTCCTGGTGGTTCTAATGAGGTTTCCTCATCATCATCTCTTACTGGAGGCCCGAGCAATCCATTTAATTCATTTACTGATGATTTGGGTTTGAATTTGAATCTCCCAAAATATGATAGTGAAACTAATTTCTTTGATCCTGCAGGTCAAGCATCTTTTAATTTCAACCAAGCATTTAATTCAGGACTATCCTCATTTCTCCAATAAATAATCACACTGAAGATCTATAAGACATCATGCCTTTACCAAAAATTGCAGCTCCCACATATGAACTTGAATTACCATCAACTGGGGAGACAATTAAGTATAGACCTTTCCTTGTTAAAGAGGAAAAACTTCTTGTCATTGCCTTAGAAAGCGAAGAAACAAAACAAATTACTAATGCTATTAAAGCAGTAATTAAAAATTGTATTTTGACTAGAGGTGTTAAGGTAGAACACCTGCCAACTTTTGATATTGAATATCTCTTCTTGAATATTCGTGGTAAGTCTGTTGGTGAGCAACTTGATGTCAACATTGTTTGTCCTGATGATGGTGTTACTGAGGTAGCAGTTCAAATTGATTTGGAAGACATTAAAGTAAATCGAAGTGATGATCACACCAATAGAATTAAACTAAATGATGATCTCATGTTGGAAATGAATTATCCTTCACTAGATCAATTCATTAAGAACAACTTTGAATTCAGTGAAAAGAATGCCATGGATCAATCATTTGATCTTGTCGCATCTTGCATGGGTAAAATTTATAATGAAGAGGAAGTTTGGGTTGCTGAAGATTGTAGCAAAAAAGAATTGTCCGATTTCTTGGAGCAGATGAACTCTGCACAATTCAAAGAGATTGAAAAATTCTTTGAAACAATGCCTAAACTATCACACTCTATTACTGTAACTAATCCTAAAACAAAAGTAGAGAGTGATGTGCTCCTGGAGGGACTAGCAAGTTTTTTCGCCTAGCCCTAGTCCACATGGACTTGGGTAGTTATTATAAAATTAATTTTGCTTTGATGCAGTTTCATAAATATAGTCTAACTGAAATTGAAAATCTCATTCCATGGGAAAGAGACATTTATGTTGGACTGTTACAGCAGCATCTTGAAGAAGAAGAATTAAAACGAAAACAACAAGCATCTAATGGATGATACTGTAACCACACCAGTAATAAAATCTACCACAATATCTGCATCTAAGATGATGGGTAGAGAAGTTGATGGTGCATCTGGTTCAGTTGGAAAAGAATCAAAGATTGGAAAACTATCAAGAATTTTAAGAACCACCCGTATCAAAGTGAACGCGGTGGAGACTCAAGTACAAAATTTTGATAGAACAATAAAACTAAACTCAGAGAAGATAACAAGATTAAAAAATATAATTAAGATACAAAAAAGTGATCTAGCAGAAAATTTGAGTAGTCTTGATCAGACTGCAGAATTTGCTTCTGTTGAGAAAGGTCTTGATGAAATCATTAAGACATTACAAAAGGAAAGAAAAGCAGAAGAAAAAGCAGCAGAGGCGGCAAGGAGAAAGAAAGAGAGAGATCGTGCCAAGGCCAGAGAAAAGAAATTAGAATCTGGACTGGGAAAGGGAATCAAGAAAGTTGTTGGAACAGTAGTAAAACCATTTAAGAGTATCTTTGATAAGATATTTGGTTTCTTACTTAATGTTCTTGTAGGTAGAACTATTATAAAATTAATTGATTGGTTTAGTGACGAAGAAAATCAGGGAAAAATTCAATCACTGATTAGATTCGTCAAAGACTGGTGGCCTGCACTAACTGCTGCTGTTCTTTTATTTGGAACTGGTTTTGGATCATTGGCAGGAG